GTCGGTTTCTGACCCAGTGTCTCAAAGTCGTAAACGATGCAGTCCTTATTACTCACGATTCCTTCCTTTCTCTTTGGGTCTAATCTCGTACCCTATATCGTTAAGTTGTTTCACTAGATTCGCCATCCCTCGTTCATTAAAACGAGCTTTAAGATTGTGGCCAAAGCCCAGATCACGAGTTGTCATTGCAAAGTCCTTTAGCTCTTGATCCAAACTCTCCCAGATAGCCTTAAGTTGCTTCGTATGCTGAGAATCGGCTTGAGGATATTCCTTTTGCTTTTTCTTAAATTGTCCAAAAAACATCGTTATACCCACTCCGCAGTAACCATGATCTCTGTCATACATGCGACCATGTTTAACTCGTGATCTGCTACAAAAGCATTATAGTACTGATACTGCGCCAGAATCAGTACGATCTGAGGCACTGACTCAGGCTTGAGGTAGTCCGCCATCGAATCGTAGATCTTACGAAAGATCGCCGCAGGTTCGGTATCAATATTGTCTGCCACCCAGCGACGCATCTTACCAAAGTCCTTATCCTTCAGATGCGTCATCAGATTCTTGACGTTCTCGTCCGCAAGATTGACAAGAATACCGGGATCAATACGGCCGGAAACCGAGTACCGCTGACACTCATTAAGCACTCGCCGCCAGTCGGGAAAGTACTTTTCGACCAGAGTTGCAAGAGTCTTGGAGTCGTACTCGACGTTCTCATCCTCGAGAATCTGATTCAGTCGCTTGAAGAATCCCGCCGCAATCTTTGGTTTCTCATCGTTTGGAATCGCAAACTCGTAGACCGAACACCGAGAGTGTAGAGGCTCGATGATGCGATTCTTAAAGTTACAGGTCAGAATGAATCGACAGTTCTTGGAAAACTCCTCGATGAACGCACGAAGCGCCGGCTGAGTCGACTGTGGATTCAGATAGTCGGCCTCGTCGAGAATGACCACCTTGTAACCGCCCTGAAGCGATACAGTCGAAGCAAACTGTTTGATACGACCTCGGAGAGTCTCAATGTTACCCTCCTCTGAACCGTTAATCATTAAGTAGTCAAGGTTCAGCTCCGAACAGAGAGCCCGAGCGGCGGTGGTCTTACCGACGCCCGGACCTCCGGAAAAGATCATGTTAGGAAGCTCGCCGGTTTTGACGAGCTGAAAGAAAGTGTCGCGCAGCGACTGCGGAAGAACACAGTCGGCGATACGCGGCGGACGATATTTTTCAACCCAAAGAAATTCTTCGGTCATTCACATACTCCATAATCATTAAACATGCGATCAATTATATCAGGAAGAGATCGCGTTGTAAATATCCTCGATGTCCGAAAACTCCTCCTTGACCTCATTGATGTTCTGCTTGTGAAAGACACGAGCGACCTTACGCATGTGTTTCTTAGGGAGCTCGTACTCGTCCTGTAGGTCTGAAAGAACGTTGTTAATATGATCGCGCTCAGAGTCAATACGAGTAAGAGAGTTCGAGATCTCAGTAAGACGATCTCGAACTCTCTTACGATCCTCCGGAGAGGAGGGAATGGTCATAACATTAGCCATTATCAGTCGCTCCGTCTTCTGTCTGCTGTTCTTCCGCCGGTGCATTTGCTACGACAAAGGCCTGAATGCGTCCACGCAGTCCACCTACTGCTTCAAGCTCAGAACCCTGAAAGGCACCGCGCTGTGAACACAGATCGATGATCTTGAGCACAGAGGAAAGATCCTGAAGACTGAGGCCGGGCTCTGTCTGCTCATTCGTAGTCTGCTGTGCTGCTTCTTCGTTTGCCATGGTTTTATCTCCTTCTGATGGTTTATTTACTGGGGTAGCCGATTTCTTTACGTCTGAGAATTTCATACTTATTCTCCGAACGTTGAGCTCTTCTCGAGTGCGATCCAATAGTTAAGATCTGTGTTTCGATTGATTAGTTGTGAGATGAGTTTGGACGATACATCGACACGATAGTCACCCGGAACGATCTTAAAGTTCGCGACGTTAAACACGAAACGAAATGGCACATCGGGCAACTCACTCGATGAAAGATTCAGACTGAACGAGTTTGACGTCGAGTCGGCAAGATCAGTGACCGTTGCTCTTAACTCGCTCTCACCTGGTACAGAATTCTCAATTACCAGATCCGACACGGACAGAGTCGATGACGCTTTACGAATCGTTGTGAGTTCGGACTCAGAGAGGCTGAACTTGACCTCGGGATCCGGCATCTGAATGTCCTTGGTCGGAGATGTCAGGATGGATGGGTCCGAAAAGAAGTACTGTACCGCGCGATTATCTTCACCGATGCGTACATAGTTATCATAAAAGTCGAGACTTGGCTCGTTGAACATAGAGATCACACCAAGGAACTCGTTCAGATCATAGATACCGACGTTAGATGGAAACTCCTCAGTCAAGTTAGCTGAAGCAAGAATGTTCTTAGCCTCGGACATAGTCTTGATCGTTGATCCGCCACGAAACACGATGTTCGAATTAATACTTGCGAAGTTCTTAAGAACTCCGATCGTTTCACTTGAAAGTTGCATACTCATAATTTCCTTTTACCAAAAGATACCTTTATTATATCAAAAAACACTAACAATGTAAATCAATTGCGCTGCATCTGCTTAATACGAATCATCTCTCCTTCCCAGAAAAGAGCAAGATAATCAGCCTCTTCATCATAGAATCGAATGGCTCCTTCAAAGTCGGTCTCGCGTTCCCATTCAGAAGAGATTGGATTAAGATGACCACCGAACAAATCATCGCTATTCTCGACCCACTCGTACTCGACGTTGTTATACCAGAGCTCGTGTCCTCGAATCTCGTACTCCGCAAGAGTCTGCATCGGAGTATCCTTGGTCTGATACGTCTTACCGTTATAACTAATGTAGTCAAACATTCCCATCGTCATTCTCCCCGTGTTCGAGATCGTGGACGTACAGAGCAAGTAGACCGTAGTGTAGGACCTTCATAAGATCCTTACGATTGTAACCGTCTTTTGCGCCGTAGCGAGATGCATACTTTAGAATGTTACCAATCGTAAATCCTTCTCCGTGATCGCAGTCTACAATAGCCTCGAACGTCTGCAGTTTGTTTCGAGCGTAGTGCTGATCGTACGTCGAATCTATATATCTCCGCAGCTCGTCAATAAGATCCGGCTCATTGAACTTATGTTGAATGTCAGATTCATTGCCTTCTGGTGGAGTCCATCCGGTTGCCTCGAGCCAGTCTTTGATTTGACGCTCATTCATAGCATATGCTCTACGAAGATGCTCGTCGGTCATTTCTTGAATCTTATAGTCTATCATTGGTTCAACGCTCCGTCGAGTACATCATTGAAGCTATCACCCTGGGCCTCGGTCTGATTCGTGGATGAGCTCTCTTCGCTGTACGTCGAGTCAACCTTGGAGTAGAGGTCAATGAACGCTGCCTTAGTGTCCTCGTCGAATCGATTGACACAGAGCTCGATGGCCTTCTGACGATCATTGAAAATGGAAAATGTCTGAACAATGTGGCAGAGGCGACGAGTCGAGATCTGCTCGTCTACGCCTCCGTCCTCGTAGGTCTTACGAATAGTATCTGACCACGTGACCAGAGTCTCAGCAAAAGTCTTATCGGAGCAATCGTACTTCTCCATGTGCTTCTTCAAAATACGACGCTCTGTCGCAAGATTGGGGTACGGCTGCTCGATCGTAATGATAAATCGCTCAAGAAACGCATCATCAATAATAGAGGCCGCAACGTAACGACCGTCATCCGATCCCTGGCCCTTTGTATTAGCTGTCGAGATGACATTGAATCCGGGTGCAGGAGAGACCATCTGACCAGTCTTCTTAATCATGATTGGCTTGCCTTCCAGAACACCCTGAAGGCACATGATCTTATTTGAGCCGCGGTCGATCTCGTCGATCATAAGGACTGCTCCTGACTCCATGGCCTTTACGACCGGACCCTTTTGAAACACGGTCTCTCCATCAATTAGACGAAAGCCACCAATAAGATCGTCCTCATCAGTCTCCGGTGTGATCTGTACGCGAATGTACTGACGATTGGCATTGGCGCATGCCTGCTCCACCATCATAGTCTTGCCGTTTCCGGAGAGACCGGTGATAAATGTAGGATAGAACTCTCGAGACTTGACAACGGTCTCAATATCCTTGTAATTACCCCAACGAATGAAATACTTGTCTTGCTGAGGTACGAACACGTCCTCATTCATAGTTGATGAGACCGCTGCTAACGCTGGTGCAGGAGCAGGCTGAGATTCCTGCTGCGGCTGCACCGATGAACTGTTATCAGAGGCAAGAAACATATGAAGATCGTACCGACCACGGCTCTGCTTAGGCGCACGACGAAGAAGAGAATACACATGCTTATGCTCGATACCGATCTCGTCGGCGTACGTTTTAAGGCCACGTGGAGTCATGCTTTCAGTCGCTGCTTCGCCGTCGGCATTCACGATGTGGTTCATCAGTCGAGTCTGGTCTTCGTTCATCATAATATAGTTTTCCTCACCGTTCATTTCGAATACCATTATATACCAATCCAAAGAGGATGTAAACCTCTATGACACAATCTCCGCAAACTGAGTCGCTAGCACACGGTT